ATATACAAATAACTATAAATGGGCAACTATATGTTTTAATGCTGATAGAAAAACTCACCCATAATGGAATAAAAGTAATATCTGCAAACACAGATGGTATAATTTCTTTAGTCCCCAGAAATAAATACGAATTATACAAGAAACTTTGTTCTGAATGGGAACAAAGAACCGGGTACTCATTAGAGTACAATTCTTACAAAAAATATATACGCAAGGATGTAAACAATTATCTAGCTATAAAACAAGACAATACTATAAAAGAAAAAGGAATATTCAGTGTAACTGAAATAACAAATTTTAATAACAGTACAGATCCTTTAAATAAAGGATGGGATAAACCAATTGTATCAAAAGCATTATACAATTATTTCATTCATAATATTCCAATTTCTTCAACTATATATAACTGTAAAGATATCTACGATTTTTGTATAGCTAAACGAATTGATGAAAAATTTGTAAATGAATTTCATATAATAAAAGATGGCGAATACAAAAAAGAAGATCTACAAAGATCTGTTAGGTATTATGTATCAAATACTGGTGGCACTTTGTTAAAATCATGTAAAGAAGAAAATAAAACTTCTAATTATGAAGTAAATAAAACTGTAACTATATTTAATGATTACATTCATTACGATGATTTTAAGCAATATAATATAGATTATTCTTATTATATAAACAGTGCACAAAAAATAATAGACCAGATAATCAATCCACAGTTAACTTTGTTTTAAAAATAGTTAAATGAATAAACTTATCATGGTTGAGTATGGGGATGATTATGATATTATAACTCCGATAAAGTTAAAAAAGAATCATACTCCAAACAATTGCGAGCTAAGACTTGGCATAGACTTAATAAATGAAATGTATCCATTGTTCAAAAATGATAAGTCATCTAAGTCTGACTTTCTGAAGGATGTATTAAATTTTAATACAACTACAGAAAGAATAAATAGATTGTTAACACACAAAAAGTTATTGCTTAAAAAAGTAATAACTATAAAAGAAAACAAAATATTAATCAAACGAGTAAGAAAAATTAAAGTAAAATAACAAATTTGACATATCTTAATCTACTCAATAAATATGAAACAATGATAATAGAAGTAGATATTAGATATTTGTCTGAATGTAAAATATCGACACACCAATATGTAATATTGAAACTTGCTAATGAGGGGAATTTAAGACTGCTGGAAAAGTATTTAAAAAGCTCTGGAACTTTTAAATATTTACCAGAAGATTTAAATCATCTTTATGATGTTGGATTTATAGAGACCCCCGCAAATACTTCTGCAATACTATCAACTATAAAAGTATCAGACAAGTTCAAAAGACTCTTTCTATCTCGTGAAAACTCTTTCGAAGAGTTTTACGAAGCATATCCTGTAAGAGTTTTAAGACCTGATGGTACCCAAGATTATTTAAGAGTGGACAGTAAAAGAAGCAAGTTATTATACCAAAATATTGTAGGGAATGATTTAAATAAACATCAATTGCTAATAGAATGCCTAAAAAGAGAAGTTGAAGATAGGACTAAAAGAGGACAATTAGGCTTCATGAAAAGAATGACTGCTTGGCTCTCTTCTGAATCATGGAAAGTGTATGCAGATTCAAATCCAGGTAATTTGAAGTCCACAGAAGAAATTAAAGTAGCATATGGTCAAGAAATTGAGTGATACTCTACAATATAAACATGTAAGTGAGCCAGCCACAGAAATAGTGGAATATATTGTCAATAGACGTTCGGGAATTGATAAATCACTAAAAACAAAGTGGCATAAATTTAATAAACAATGCATGGGTGGTATAGAACCTAATGTTATTTATAGCATTGCTGGTATAAGTGGTAGCGGTAAATCAAGCTTTGTAAATAGCCTAGAAACCGACTTATTTGAGTTAAATAAAAACGCAGATATAGTAATACTATCATTTAGTTTCGAAATGTTGTCTTCGAGGCAAATTGGTAGAAAGTTATCATATAAAATGAAACGAACTACTAGTGAACTATATACTGGCACAGAAGATGATTCTAAAAAATTGTCTGATGAAGATATTAAAAACGTTAGGTATTATGCAGAGCAAATCAGCAAGTACCCGCTATATTATGTAGACAGTCCAGGTACAGTTGATGAGATAGGTTATACAATATCCAGCTTTCAAGAAACTATTGCAAAAAACAAATGGCTAATAGTAATATTAGACCATACTTTGCTTACTAAAGGCAAAACTGGCACTTCAGAAAGAGAATCCTTATATGAATTGCAAAAGGTGTTTATAGAAGCAAAAAAGGTTGGTAGGACTACCATAATACAGGTTAGTCAAATGAATAGAGATATTGAAAGTACAGAAAGAATAACAAATAAATCTATGCATTATCCAATGCGTAAAGATATATTTGGTAGCGATAGCTTATTTCACAGTTCTGATTATGTAATAGTATTACATAGACCTGAAATATTAGGAATAACTGCATATGGACCGAATGAAGAACCCTGTAGCAATTTAATTTTTATGCATTTCCTAAAAGTAAGGGAAGGTGTGCCAAAGATATTAAAATTCGTCAATAATTTGCAATATAATTCAATTGACGAAGTATAAGTTAAATTACACAAAATCCAAAAAAATTATGAAAAATTGTTTAATCTTATCAGAATTAGCAGAAACATTCACAAAGGTCATTTCTAGGAATTCTAAGCCGGAACGTAAAAATGAAAAAGTTCACAGTGAAAAGGAATATCCGTTTGTCGTATTAAACACAGATAACGATTACGGTTTTTATGTAAGGTGCCTTGTAAAAGAAATTCAGAAACTTGGTACGTTAACTCAGATACCGAAACCGTTCCGAGTTAAGTCACTTAAGAACATAAACACTGGTGACTTAATAGTGTTTGGTGATAGCAATGGGCTATTAGATTATGATTATCGTGTTGAAACAAATGCCAAGAAACTTGAGCATTTAGACGGCAGGAAATGGAAGGCTTATGATCTCGTTAATGATTATGAAAAAGTTGTTAAGAGATTACGTAAGTATGCACAGGCTAATTTTGGTTCGGTTGATGAAAGTGATACCGAAATCGAAATTAATGTCAATGTGAATGTTCCTACAGATACTACCAGTTATAAAACAATTGTTGGCGTTGCTTATCCTCGCATTTCCAAGGAAAAGGTAACCATATTTGATAACTGGGTAAAGATTGGTTACAACCAATATGATATTTTCGTAGACCTTCTTGGTAATGAAATGATTTATGTCGATGGATATAAATTTTTCATTAAAGAAGATAGGTTCGGTCGGAAATATCTCTCGCAAAGTTAATTGATTACTAACTGAGATAAATAGGTTGTGACTTACAAAAAGTGCGGTTATGAATTACGTCATCGTTTAAGTCCAAATTAAACACAGACACTACTGAGGGCAGAAATGTACCCAAGAGCAATATCAGTTAGTAATTCAGTAAGTCATAACCTATTTTTATTAAAAAACAAATAAAATGACAGCATACCAAATAGCATTAGTAGGTATGTCTGGTAGAGGTAAAACAATGGCTTTTAGGGATTTAGATCCAGAAACAACTGGGTTTATAAACATGGAATCTAAACCATTACCATTCCCTAATAAGTTTAAAAACTATAGCACTCCTAATACTTGGCAAGAATGTTATCAGAAACTTATCGAATACGCAAAGGACAGTTCTATAAAATTAGTCATATTAGACAGTTTTTCTGCCTATATTGATTCTGTTTTAAAAACTGCCAGAGATACTAAAAAAGGATTCGATATTTGGAATTACTATAATGAAGAAATAGGTAGACTATTATTTTTGGTTAGAAAATACCCTAAACATATAATAGTTACTGCTCATTATGAATGGGTTGAAGCAGAAGAAGGCGTAATAGAGAAAAGAATAATGGTGAAAGGAAAAGAATGGAAAGGAATGGTTGAAAAAGATTTCACTATTGTGCATTATGCCGATTTAATCGTTAAAGATGGTAAAAGAAATTATTTTATCACACTAAATTCAGACGGTAAAAGTTCTGCAAAAACTCCACCTATGTTTCTTACAGAAATAGAAGGTGACCGAATTGAAAATAATTATAAAAACTTCATTGAAGTAATTGACAAAGTATTAAATAATTAATTAGGAGAATATGTCATATACAGTAAATAAATCCATAGATTCAGAAACAAGACAAGTAAAATTTATTGATGTTGGAATACATGATAATGTTGAATTAGTTTCTGTAGAATATAAAGTAAGCCCAAACGGTAATCCTTTTATAGTTTTTACCTTCGAGAAAGACGGTAAAAGACTTACACACACAGAATATGAGCCTAAAGATAAAGACGGCAACATATTAGAAAACAAAAAGTTAAATCAGCTTCGTAGGCTAAGGCACATTGCCACAAAATTTATGCCCGAAGACGAATTTGAATTTGAAGTAGAAACATTTGAAGAGTTAGGCAAAGAAGTAGTCAAAAGACTTACTCCTAAGCTTAAGAACACCTTAGTTAGAATAAAAGTTGTTTATTCTAATAATAATTATACTTCACTGCCCAGATATGTACCATTCATTGAAAGAATGGACGTTGAGAAGTCTTCGTTAGAAATTTTATCCATTGATAAAATGACTAAAGATTCTCCAGACGTACTTCCTTCTTATGGTAAAAATATATTTTCAACAGATAAAGAAGAAGGCCAAACTAATAATGAAGATCTCCCATTCTAATATATAAATCAAAGGGTGTACTAATAACAATTGGTACACCCTTTTTATTATTTTTATATGTATAACACAAAAGAGGTGGAGACAAATATAACATTTGATAAAATATTATCTAATATAGATGATTATTATATCTATTGTTATTATTTGAACCAAATGATAAAAACAAATAGGCCAATACGTTCTCCATTAAGAAATGATAGACATCCCTCTTGGTCTATATATAAAAATAAAAAAGGTTTATACATATATAAGGATTTTGCAACAGGTGATTCTGGAAATGCCATAAAGTTTGTACAAGCTCTTTTTGGTTTAAACTATAATGAAGCACTGAAAAAGGTGTGGCAAGATTTAGTAATTAAAAAACCAAAAGAATTCTATAAAAAAATACAAACTTACGAAAAAGAACCTGTAGACAAAAAATGTAAAATAGAAATAAAAAAGAAGAACTTTACACAAAAAGATCTAGACTATTGGAATCAATTTGGTATACAGAAAGAAACACTAAAAAAATATAATGTTATCCCTGTATCAATAGTTTGGATAAATGGAATTCAAACTTTCTATTATACAGAAAAAGAACCAATATATGTATACAGAATATTTGATAAACTAAAGGTCTATAGACCACTTTCAAATATACGATACAAATGGAGAAGTAATTGTTCTTCCTATGATATACAAGGATTAGAACAATTAAAAGACAATGGAAATTTGTTAATCATAACAAAATCATTAAAAGATGTAATGTCTTTATATGAATTAGGTTATGATGCTGTAGCTCCACAAAGTGAGGTTTCACATATACCAAAAGTAATAATGAACCACCTCAAATCAAGATTCAAAAATATATTAATATTTTTTGATAATGATAGTAGTGGGGAAATTGGGGCAAAAAAATTATCAGAAGAATATTCAATACCATACACATATATACCAAAGCATTATTACAACTTGTACAATGTTAAAGATGTAAGCGATTTAGTTAAGAATTTTGGGAAGAAAGAAGCCTTGAAAGTAATAAAACAAGCAATCAATGAGGCTTATAACAAAAAACAAGAAAGTTAAAAATGCTACAAGTATAACTTATGACAATATAAATTTTAAAAGTAAATTGGAATTATATTGTTATAAAAAACTGAAAGAGAATAACATAGGTTTTAATTATAATTCAATAAAATTTGACTTGTTAGGAAATTTCGTATTTTCAAATGATAGTTATGAATTAATAAGAAGAAAGAACTATAAGAATTTCGAAAAAGCCAAACAAGCGGTAAAAGGTATAAGTTATACTCCAGATTTCGTTGGGTTTTACCCAAATGGCAAAATGTTTATAATAGAAACAAAAGGAAATCCAAATGACGCTTTTCCATTAAAATGGAAATTATTAAAGAATTTTTTAGAAGAAAATTCTATCAATTGTGATTTATTTATGCCACGAAATCAGAAACATATAGATTTTGTAGTAGATATAATTAAAACTAAAATATATGAACACAGTTAGAGTAATAGTCACCGGAAAAAACTACAACAAGATGTTTTTAAATGTTGTAGAATGGAAAATAATAAAAGGACGAGTTTTATATCTTATCACAAGCGATAATACAATACGCTATATAAGTTTAAAAGATAGAGAAGTAGTTATAGAATAATATGGACTCTTATTATGATATAAAACGCGTAAGTAGTAGCTCACTCAAATGGTTTGAGATGTCTCCTAGATATTTTAAACTAAAATTTGATGGAGCTATAGAAGAAGAAGACCAATTTAAGTATAAAAAAGGCAAAATAATTCATTTTTTAACCTTAGAACCTTCAAAATTTGATGAAGAATACATGGTTTTAGATTATTCTATACCAAAAAGTCAACAACAAATTGCATTTTGCGATCATGTTGCTAGGTATAAAGAAGATTCTGAGGAAGAATTATTGCTTAGGGCATATAAAAATGCTTATGTAGCTAAAGAAAAAGATGAAATAATACTTGAAAAGGCAAGACTATTAGCAAACACTCACAAAGATTACATACAATTCATAAAAAATTCAACTACAAAAAGTGTTATTACAAAAGAATACTACGATTATCTTATGAACATAAAATCTTCTTTATTCAATCATAAAATTGCAAAGCAATTGTTGTTTAAAGATGAAAGAAATATGTTCAAATCTAACAACGAATACCAAAGTTTTACTGAATATCCTATATTTTGGGATTATCAAAATGGTGTTCCGTGTAAATCTATGATAGATAAATTAATCATAGACCATGAAAATAAGATAATAAAACTAGTAGATCTTAAGACTAGTAGTGATATTTATGATTTTAAAAATAAAATACAAGAATATAAGTATTATAGACAATTATCATTTTATTGGAAAGCTATAGAAAGCGAATTCCCAGAGTTATCAGAATATTCAAGGGAAACTTACATAGTAGCAGTTAATACTAAAGAGCCATTTGAAGTATTAGTATATAGTGTATCTAATGATACCCTTGAAAAAGGAAATAAAGAGATACACGAAATAATGACAAAGCTAAAATGGCATTTTGATAAAGACTTATGGGAATATGATATAGAGTATTACGAAGGAACTGGAATAGAAACAATATAGTATGCACACTTTAGATATATATATAAAAAACATTGGTGTGTTATTTTTAGCACCAATGATATTTAGAGACAAGGCTACTATATCTAATATTACAGAAAATTTCTATAAAATATGCTTGTCTATATACGATGATTTGAGATACGACGATAAACTTATAGTTGTATCTAAAACTCCACTAATTAAGGAGAACAAAGAGTATTTAAACTTTGATTATTATGTAACAACCACATATAATAAGGAACATAAAGAATACCTAACAATATTTAATATACCAAAGCATTATGAAGATTGTGTAATGTATGTCGTAGGTGGTAAATACAGCCAACTGCCTGACCACTATAAATTTAGACTATTAGAATTTTGGGAACAACCAACACATAGCCAACTTAGTGGTATCTTATATAAGTTAAAGAAACTTGTGTTTAGCAAAAACGATTTAGCATTAAACAATAATAAAATAAATAATGCTTATGAGTATTTTAGGAAACCTTTTATGTCCGAGATGATATATGGATTAGTGTAATATAAGGGGGCCAAAAGCCCCCTTATTTATTAACTACAATTATTAAAAACATGAAAGAATATACAATAAAATGTCTATCAGATTATTTTACAAACAAACTGATACTAAACCACATTAAAGATATAACATTTACTGAAGAAAATAAGTTAAATAGATTACGTTATTTATTAGATCTTGAAATCAAAGCAAGATTATCATTATTACCAGAAGACACAGTTACTTTTGAAGATGTACAACGTACTTTAGAAAGTAACGTGGATGTAAAATTTTATATTAACCTAGTTTAAAAAATTTTATTATGAACAAGACAGACATTTTGGTTAACAAAGATTTCGAAAACAGCAAACTTAACGAAAAGATTAAATCTTTGCAAGATAAAATTGACAATCTAAATCTTGCTTTGGGTTCAAAAGAAGAACTGCTTAAGTGGAAAGATGCCGAAATAAAAAAGATAAAGGAAGAAAATACCAATAAAGAAAAGGTTATAATAAAGCAAGCTATCTCCCCTTATTGTTCTAATTGTGGTAACAGTTTTAGTGGTCATAAATGTCCTATCTGTGGAACAATCAGAGAATATAAGACAATAGAAACGAGAAATCTTGATGAGGTTTATGAGTTAATTAGAAAAGAGGCTACCGCAGAGTTAAAGAAGACTATCTCCGAGTTAGAAGATGTACAGTTAGACTTAGAAATAAAGATTGAAAAACTTGAAAATGCCTTAAAGAGAGAAAAAAGGAATGCAGCTGACCAGAAAGACGAAATAGAAGTTAACACTCGTAAAAGATATAATAAGATTATAAAGGGTTACGAGGAAGAAATTGAAGAATTGAAAGCGCTAATAAGCGACATGAAGAAGAATAGAACCAAGGAAGATAAGGAGCTTATTAACAGAATCAAACTCGATGTATTTGAAGAGAAAATTAAGGAATTAACCAGAATCCTGGACGAAGAAAGAGAAATGAGTATCTGGAAAAGAATATTCTATGGTATCTTTGGAATCAATAAAATTGTTGAGACAGAAGCTTATAAGTATAATCAGCTAAATGGTTTAAGTGGTTATTTTGATTTCCTAGTCAACAGGAAATTCTTAGAAGGTAAATACGGATTTGAATTTTAACATGTTAAACAATAAATAATACCATAACGCCGTAGGACTTAAAATAAAGCGTTTTAAGACACTTTAATTAAAAGTGGTATAAGGTATTAACAAATAGTGTAAAACTTAACCAAGGGGCTATAAATGGCCTTAAAATTAAAATAGGGGGTATTAGTATATAGTACCCCCTATTATTTTATTAATAATTAAAATCACATATCATATGTTTATAATTGACAGAGAAGAAAACGGAAAATACGAACTTATACCAAGAAGAGCTGAGGATGTAATACAAAAATTAGAGCCTGGGGTATATTCACTTAGTGTTAAGCGTACTTTTGAAGGTGTTTCAGTGTCACTTACCGAAAATAGAAGATACAAAGATAGTAAAATCATAGACGTTGGAACGTTTAAAGAAGCAAGCGAACATATAGATTTTTTCTTAAACAAAGAATCAAAAAAAATAAGAAAAGAAATGGGCATGATGAATAAGCTGGCTTTAATATTTAATGGTGGACCAGGTACTGGTAAAACATTTTTGGCAGGGCAGCTTATGGAAAAATTAGTAAAAGAAGAAAATGCAATTTGTATAGTATCGAAAGGGATGGTACCGTATATAGAATTGCATGCAATAATAGATAACATAAGGCTGGAAGATAAAGACAGAATGATAGGAATACTATTAGATGAGTATGAAAAGAATTCTGCTGGTAGTGATTTAGAAATGCTGAGTTTCTTAGATGGAACAAACAGTAGAGAAAATATTGTACTAATTGCAACAGTTAACTCTACAAAAACATTGCCTGATACTATTGTAGAAAGAATTGGAAGGATTGAAAAAGTCTACAACTTTGATGAAAATAATGAAGCAATGTTGTTAGCTATGGTTGAATCTGTTACGCCTAACAAATATATAGATATAATAGATAAAGAAGAAATATTAAACGAAATAAAATTCTTCAAAGCTACGCCAACAATAGATTTTATATCTGTATTAGTTAGGAACAAAATATATGAAAAGATAACAAACAAAAAAGCACCAAAACTAAAGCATAAAATAGAAAACTATAAAAAGAAAAACAAAAAAATAGGCTTCAAACAAGAAGGAAATAATGAACCTCAACCTGAAGCAAAGTCTAATGAAATAATGGGTGTTTGTTCAGACTTTGAAGAAACAGTTGATAAATTCTTAGAAGAAGAATATGTTTAGTAAACCTGTCAGTTTTAATAAATACGTTATGAATTAAAAAAGGGGGTTTTTAACCCCCTTTCTTTAGTTCTTAAACCATTGCAATTGTTGCCACATGTCTTGCCCTTTATATATTTGTTTGTAAAATGGAATAAAGTTCAAGATGTCTTTCTTTATTTTCAATTGGCCTTTCCATGGACCACGCTGATATATTTCAGAAGGATGTGCTAATTGTGAACTAAGGTCTATAAGATTTTGTATTACTGACATTGATGCCATTGGTGACCTAAGTATAGACCATGCTTCATCTAACTTTGGAGTCCAGAATAGTAACTCTGCTTTTAACCTATAAGCCTGATAAGATAAGAAACCTATCAGGTTATTATATTCATCATCATCGTCCCTAAGACTATACAAAGCAGAAGCTAAAACTACAGCAGTTAACAAGAATGTTATTTCACTCAATGTCCTTTTTATATTAGCTTTATGATGATCACTTAAAGTATCCCATTTTTCAGACATTATAGCAAATTTTAAACCAATTAGGTCTTTGCTTATTTGTGAGAAAAATCGCCAAGTTGTTATATAATTACCTTCAACATATTGCCCAAGTCGTTCTATATATTTTTCACTACCCCACCTACGCCTAAACCCAGGAACAACGAATTTCCTAAACAAATATGCCATTCTACCCAAAGCATTCCTTTGTAAAGCAACACGACCTAATTCAGAATATTCACCATGCATTCTTGATAATATACCACGTATTTTACGTTTAAATTCTTGCTGATCTTTTTCTGTCCAATTTGATTTTTTAAGATCTACGTTTTCTTTTAAAACAAGTTTATTGTTTTTTATTTCATATTGATGAAGCATTGAACCTAATTCCTTGCCATCTTTGTCATATGCTTTCTTTTCTAAAAGCATTGCTAATAAAAACCTATTTTGTAGATAATGTTCACCACAATGTTGAATAAAATACACACTGGTATTTCTTAGAAACCTACCGGTTGCTGTATTTTTAGAAAAAGTTATATCAGAGACTTCTTCGTCTAACACATTAAACTCATCGTATATCCTACCATATAAAGACTCAGGACTAACTAAGACTGTATCACCAAGTACTTTT